CTAAAAGAAGTTATAGATGCAATATCCCCATTTGCTTTTGTGTTTAGATTTTCCAATTTATTCATAATTGAATCTATTGACATATCTTTAAAATATTCAGATGAATTAATAATGTTAGATGTTGTCCTTACACATATAAATAATTTCCCTGTATTTTTATCTAAGTAATATTCTCCTATTCTCTTTTCTCCAGTATCTTGTATAAAACTAGGATTAACTTGCCCTCCTGCAATACCATTAAATTTCTTATTTATTTCAGGTATTTTGCTTTCTAATTCTTTCTTTGAAGTGTTTCCTATGTCAGTTATCTCATTTATATAATTTTCTTTTTTACTTTTTATTTTTTCTAAAACTTCTGAAGATGTTTCGTTTATTGATGACACTCCAGTATTTATTTCATTTTTAGCAATGTCTCTAATTTTTTCAATTTCTTTTAATGAGTCATTTTCTTTCTTTGTTATATTCTCTAGAATCTCAGATGTTTTAGTATTTTTAAAAGTTTCTATTTCTTCTTTTAATGTTTCAAGTCTTTTTCTAACTTGTTCTTGAGCTTTTTCATCAGCAGTTTCACTTATATTTTCTATAATTTCTTTAAACTTTTTATTAAAATCATCAAGAGGTAAAGTTTCTATAATTCCATTTACATTCATATACCAAGTCGATGAAGGCTCTAATGGAGTCAGTATTTGAGTTTGAAATTTACTATCTGCTTTTATTCCAACACTATTCAAATACTCTATTATGTTATTTATATCATCAACTATCTTATTTGTATGCTCTACAAGCATTTTTAATTCTGGAAACTTTTCTAAGTATTTTGAAGCTTGAATATCAAAAACTGATATAACCTGAAATTCAACTGCTTTATTGTTAATTTCATCATCAACTATCAATGTACTTTCGTTATCATTAAATACAGTTCTATAATTTCCTTTTGGTATAGGTATAAATGGACTAGCTTTTTCTCTATATAAAAATACAGTATTTTTTAAATCAATACCATTTATTTCATAACTTCCATTACCTTTTTTAAATTCTCTTATTACTTTGTGTAATTTTCCTGTTTTAAAATCCATATTATCTCCTTAAAAATAAGGTAGGGTTTTACCCCTACCCTTAAAGGTTATGCTGTTGCTTTAAATGTAAATTTTGTTATAAACTTAGGTTCTATACAGATAGCACCAACATATTTTCTATTTTGTAAATGCCATCTAGCACCATCTGTTTCGTGGTATTCAGCAACCCCTTTTTCTGTCCCTTTCCAAGTAGCAAATCCACAAGTGTTAGATGGTACTATATAAATAGTTCCTGATGGTACCATATCATCATTTTTAGTAACTAAGAATTCTGCTCCTTTTATACGAGTAGGTCTTTCATTATCTCCCCACTCAATACTGTCTTTAAAGTCTGCATTTAAGAAATAATTAGATTGAACTAATATTTCCCAGTCTTTTAAGTTTATTAAAACTGATACTCCTTTTTGTCCATCTGGCGTCATTGCTGCACTTGCATGAGCAACTGCTATTTTACCAACTAAGGCTCTGATAACTTTTTCATCATCTATACCTTTTGCTGTTCCTGAAGAAAAATCTTGTTTTGTTAAATCACTGTCTTTGTCTTTTATAGATTTTAAAACTTTTTCATCAGCTTTATGCTCTACTGCTATTGACATTGTTTGTTGTAAAGTTCCTTTTGCATCTAAGCTAGTTCTTTTGAAATCAATATCATCTATTTTATGTTGAGATGATATATAAGCTCCAAAAACTTTATATGGTTTTAAAGGTCCAGCATCCCCACCATTGTTTCCAGTGTCTCCTTTATAACCTTTTCCATCATCATTGTACATAGATGGTAATCCATCTTTTGCTGTTGATTCTTCTGCTCTGTAAAATGTAAAACTTTCCCCAGATGTTGCATCACCTTTTTCACAGAATTTAACTAGTCCCATAGGTTTTTGCACTGACATTGCTAATTTTGCTTGTGTTGCATATTTTTCTTGTAATACTTGTTCTAATGGTTTTGCCATTGTTTACCTCCTTAAATTTCTCCTACTATTTGATTAAAATAATTTAATTCTTCTTGGTTTTTAATTTTGCTACGAATTTCCTTTATTTTCTCTTTTACTACCTCTTCATTTACTGAAGAAGTTGATAAAAACTCATTAAATAATTCTACTCCTCTTTCACCACTGATAAGTGAATTTACTCTGCTTTCTCTTTCTGTTTTTGCTCCTATATTTGCTCCTGGTGTCAAATTCTTAACAAGTGCATTTACTACCTTAAAAGCAATAGGGTTTGACATTATTTCTTCATAATATTTGCCTAAGTTACTTTTATCTAATGCTTGTTTTAACTGTGCTCCAGTATGTTTATAACTTTGTTTTTCTTCCATAGTTAGAGAAGTATTTAACTCTTTCATAATACTTTCTCTATCCTTTGGTGCTTCTGATAAGTTTTCTTCTAATAAAAACTCAATCTGTGCTTGTGTGAAACCTTGTTCTTGATATTTCTTTGCATATTCTTCTAAGTAAGGTAAATCACTTTCATCTATTCTTCCTTTAAACTTAGAAAAGTCATAACCAGCAATGTTATATTCTTCTGCAAACTGAATATCATCTACTGAAAAAGGTTTCTTTTCTTCCACTTTTTCCCCAGTACCATCATCATTTGTACTGTCATCTGGTGGTAAATTTTGATTCAAGTCATCTGTATTTGTCCCTTCTCCATTACCTCTTGGTGTGTTCTCTAATACTTCATCTTCCATTATTTAACCTCTCTTTCTTCATTAAATTTTAAGTCTGTCATTAATTTCATTATTAAATTTCTTCGTTCGGGATATACCCCCGATATTAGATAAGTACTTTCTCTATTTCTTTCATCTTCAAGTAAGCACTCTTCTAGCAATTTATATAAATCATTGTTACCAGCAAATTTATTTAAAAGTATTTGATATTCTGTTCTATGTTCCATTAAATACACCCATACCTTCCTTAATTTCTTTTCCTATTCCTACATCTTGCCTTTTGCCGATGCCTTCTTGTATTATAGCCATTTGTTGCATTTGTTCTAATTGTTGTTGTTGTGCTATTAATTGTTTAATTTCCTCTTTATTATTCAATACATCAAGTGGTACTCTCATTTTCTTACTTGCCCAGTCTATCAATTCATCTATTTTAAAAATAAATTGTCTTTGTGCTTCTGGGACCACTTGAGATAAAGTTATATAGAAATTGATTGTATTTATAACTTCATCACTTCCAGCATTACGAGTAAGTTCATTGATATATTGAATTTGAGAAATGTTTATATAGCTTTCATCTTCTGTTGTATTTAGAAGCCCTTTGCCATCCATTATGTAGTAAGCATTCATAAAAGTTGGCTCTAATAATTCTGTGTTTATAAGTTCATAAGTCCCAGAAAATTCCTTTCTAAACATTTCATGTCTTAAACTCATCTCAGTAGCAGATCTGTTTTTAGTATCTGTTACATCTCCAAGAGGCTGAGCCATAAATATTTCTCTTATCTCTTGCTTTACTTGTTCTATGTCCTTTTCAACTGGCAATAGATTAGTACCTACATTTATTGGGTCAACTCCATACTTATCTCCACCAATTCCACTTCCAGCATAGTTTTTTGCTCCAGCTTTAAGGCTAACTTTGTTTATAAGGTCCATACTTCCGTAAAAATTTAATGGTGGACTAACAATTTTGTCTGCATGCTTCTTTCTTTTTTCTTTTAACTCTTTTAGTTCCTTAAATAAATCTAAATTTTCTAAGCCTATTCCAATTCCCCAAGGGTTAGAACTATTTATCTTCCATCTAAATACTGTATAAGGGTTATAGTTAAGTTCTCCCTCGTATAATATTTCTTCAAAAGCTTCTGTAAAAAGCCCGTGATAATATTTATATGTGCTGGTATCTTCGTCAAAAACACCAATAACACACTCTATAATATTTATCTTTTCGTCTAATTTTTCCTCATTAAGTCCCTTTGGAGTTGTAATGGGTAAATGCCCAAACAAGTCATTTATATCATTTAGGTTTTTTTCTACATAAATTTTAAAAATGATGTTAGGCTTTCCTAAGTTATCCTCTAAAATATAGATGTTATCTAAGTTTTGGTAAGCATAAGTAAAACATTTGGTATTATCTTTTAACTCTATAATCTTTCTTATGCCTGTCCCAACTTTTATGCAGTCTAGTAAAGACTTTGATGTTTCTGTATAGTAGTTAGTATTATCATTTGTGAAATAAACTGTATCAGAATTATTTTCCAGCACCTTGTTTATTTCGTTGGCTTGTGTTTCTGCTATTTCTCCATCTGTGTTAGTAAGTTGCTTTAAAGCTTCTTGATTAACTTTTACAGTTGCCCATCTTCCAGACTTTGAGAATATTGATGACATTATAAAGTTACATAAGAAATTTTGGCTTTTTAGTATTACACTTTCAACGCCTCTTTTACTTTGTTTCTCTACTGTTCCACTATCTTTAATACTAAAATTTACATCTGTGTATTCATATACTTCGTTGTACAATCCTCTTATATCTTCTTTGTAGTTTTTAGCATTATCAAAATAGTATTCCAGTTTCTCTCTTGTTATTCCCAGTATCATAAAATCACCCTATAACTTCCTTTTAAATGCTTTTTTAAGCTTGTCTATATCATTATCTTTGTTATCTGTTATATCTGCATTAACTGCATTAGAATAATCAACAGTAGTAGTCTTTTTATTATTCATATTATTTAAAAGCCCATTTGTAATACTTGCGCTATCTTGAGCTATTTGCCTTTTAAAATTATCCTCTGCTTTTGTTCTTTCTTCTGCTTCTCTTAACAAATTAGCTTGTTCATCTCTTGCTCTTTGTGCTTCTGCTGCTGCTCTATCTGCTTCTTCTTTTCTTCTTCGACTTTCTTCTTCTATTTGTTGTCTGTATAGTTCTGCTTGTCTATCTGCTTCTCTTTTTTGTTCTTCTAACATTCTTTCTTGATTTCTTTCGGCATCTGATTTTCCTATAAGACCACCAGTTAAATTGCCAGTCAATCTTCCTATTCCTTTGCTTAATCTTTTAAAAGCTTTTCCAAACCCCATTAAAACCTCCTAATCTTCATAATTTCCCCAATCTAAATCTTTCATATTCTTTTCATAAACATCTAAAAACATACGCATGCAGTAGTATTCCACTGCGTCACAAGTGTTGCTTGCTGCAAGTCCTCTGCCATGAACGGGCACTCTTAAATTTTCCCCAGTGCTATTATCTATTTTCCACTCATATGCTTTCATAAGTCTAACCATATCTCTAACACTTGTACATTCTAAAAACTTAATTTTATGTTGTTCTATGCTGTGTCTTGTTATCTCTATTGTCTTATTAACTTCATATGCTCTTAGCACTCTAACATTATTAAAATGCTTGTTATATGCTTCTCTTCTACTTGTTAAATAGTCAATAGCGTCTTGTCTATTTCTAGCGTCGTGGGGCAGTATAATCTCTACATCTTTTATATTGTGCTCTTTCATAAAAGTTTTTATGTACTCAATATAATGTATTGTTGCTTTATCTGTCGCAGCGTAATGATGTATTATAGTATTATCTATTGTAAATACTAATGCTGTACTGTCATTAATTCCCAAATCTTCACTAACATATAACTTTTTGTTAGATAAATTTATTTCTTTTATCCATTCTGCTTTTAATAAACTTGCTGCATAAATAGCATTCTCATTTGCCACATCTGTATCACATAGATAGTCTTGTCTGAACTTACTTTCACTCATCAACTGCTTAGCTTTTTCTAGTTTTTCATCACTCCAAACTGGGTTGCCTTTTTCATCAACTGCCTCTTTATCTAATGCACTTAGAATGCTCTTAAACCATAGTTTTATGTTTTTTACATCTTCTAACAACTCATTAAAGTAGCTTAAAAATCTTGGAGTGCTTACAAGTATGATTTTTCCATTAACATTCATGACTGATGGTATTAAATATAGCAATATATCTCTATTCTTTATAGTTGCCATTTCTGATATAATCAATATATCTAAGTTTCCGCCGATTTTTGTATCTGCATTTTGAGCGTCTACGAAATAAATAATAGATCCGTTTTTAAATCTTAGAGAGTTATCAGAGTGATACAATTTTCCAGACTTTTCTGGTAGTAATAGACATTCTTTGTCAATAACTTCCTCAATTATCCTTTTTCTTTCATTCGTAAGTCCATCTAATATCATCATTTTACCTTGCTTCATCGTAGGAAACATATAGTAAACGACTGTATTAGCTTTGTTTAGACATTCCTCACAAGCTAAACTAAAAGCAAGCAAGTCTTTGCCTAGCCGTCTAGCCCAGCAAATTATGAAAAAGTTATATAACCCAGACTTGAATGTATCTATAATTTTCTTTTGATAATCTCTAGCTTTAAATACAAAAAATTTTAATCTTTCTTTTTTCCTTCTATCTAGTTCATTTTTAAAGAAGTTATATACTTTATTCATCTTGATCAGCTTCTTTTGATTTTTCTATTATCTGTAAAATCTTTTCTATATCATCATCTGTTAAATTAGCAAGTTCTTCAGATATAATATTTAATCTATTATCTTTATATTTAGCTTTTTCTAGCTCAAATCTCTCTAATCTTTCTAATCTATTAAGCTCTAGTATTTCTTGTTCTGTTAATTCATTCTGTTTTAATGTATCTTGCAACTCTTTAGATATTCCGTTTACTCTTAGCTTTTTCCAAATTTCTTCTTTTGCTTCTACATTAATATAAAATCTATCTTCTTTATTTTGTTCTATCTCTCTACTATATTTCTCTCTTAAAGATTTTAAATAGTCTAGTTGCTTAACTTGTAATTTTTCTTTACTGCTTAATCTTTTAACAATATCTATTGTTGTGTTACTTTGTGTAGCAGCTTCTTTTAAACTTGCTCCACACTCAATTAAAACTTTTGCTTTCTCTTTTCGCTTCTTTTTTTCGCTTTCACTTTCGTTTTTAATTTCGCTTTCGCTTTTATTCAAATCTTTTTCATATTCTTTTCTATATAGCTGTACACTTCTTACACTTATATTTAATGCTGCTGCTATTTCTTTGTTATCTTTCTTTTCTATTATTAATTTATAAACTTCTTGTCTTGTACTCACATCTTCCAGCACCTCCAAGCCGAAAAAATAAAAAAATGGGATACATAAAAAGTTAATTTACGTTTTGTAAATCTTCTTCTTATATATCCCATCTACTTTTAATTAAAATTTTGATTGTAAGATATTATTTTATTTAATTTTTAAAAATTTTTTACACTTTTTTCTATTGATATTATTGGACTTTTTAAGTTCTACAAAAATATTTAAAAAAAGTGTTGACATATTGTAAACAATATGATATTATAAAAGTACCTCAAGGGAAAAGGAGGTGATAAAATGAAATTTCAAATCAAAATTGTGATTGGGAGTTGGTCGCTAACAATTACAATTGAGAAAAAGGAAAAGTAATTTATCCCCCCTCTTCTGAGGGGTAAAACTAAGAATGATTTAATCTTAGCCTCGACTGCTTAGATTATATCACTTCTTAACAAAAAAATCAATAATAGGAGTGATGAAAATGTTAAAAGAATTAATGAACCACAATGAAATAGGAGTAAAATTTTACAGAGATGAAAATGAAGTAATTTTTGTAGAAGATGAAAAAATAGGAGTTACTTTAAAATTAACTGTTTATGAAAATATTTTTATGTTTCATAGACAAGTAAACGATGTTGAAGCTATTAAAAGACACATAGAAATAGCTAAACATTATGATGAAGTAATGGCAGGGACTTGGAGACCATCAACAGAAAGAAAGTTCACAAGAATAAGATAAAGGAGTGGTTCAAATGAAAAAAACAAGAAGAGAAATTTTAAAAGCATTACAAAATAAGGAAATAAAAATAGTATGTACTCACTTAGATAGTGGGTACTGCTCTCAAGTAAAAACACCTTTTACAGTAACTGGAGAATACAGAGAACATTTAATCAGAATGTATAATCAAAATAATAAAATGTTTAGAATTCAAGGCGACAATAAATTTAGTTGCCTGTACGACGATTATATAATAGAGGGGTAAAAAAAGCCCCTCACCATATAAGGAGGAACTAATGGAAGAAAAAAGAAGAGGGTACAAAACCCAGAAGCAACAAACAGAAGCAACAAAAAGATATTTAGAAAAAAACCCAGAAGCAAAAGCTAAAGCAAATAGGAGCAGGTTAAAAAGTACCTGCCTTAGATTTATAAGGGAGTTTGCAACTCTTGAAGAAATCGAAGAAATAAAAGAAATTATAAAAAATAAAAAGATGAGTTTTTAAGGCTCATCTTTTTCTATATCTTCAACTTCTTCAAGAATCTTTTTTATCTCCTCATTCTCATATCTATTGTTTTTTGAGAAGATCACAATTCTATTATCTTTGACCTTAATCCTGTATTCTCCATCTCCTAACTCGTGTATAAGTTTTGGGATATGTCTAATTCTTACTAAACTCATTACTGTAACTCCTCAATAATCTGTTTAACTTCTTCTAAACTCTTAACAACATAATATTCAGCCCCTTGCTCTTTCATTTTTTGTTCCATTATTTTTTGTTCGGCTGATTGTCGCCCTGCTGGTGTCTTTATCTCAAGTCCTATTGTTCTGCCCTTTGTAAAAACAATTATGTCTGGAAACCCTTTTTTCTGTCCTTTTGAAAGGCTTCTAAATTTTTTACCTACTGGGTCATAGATTGCTGTATTATTAGTTCTTTGAAACCATAATTTATTTTGTTTTTCTAATACTGTTAAATAATCAATTATTAATCTTTGATAATCTGTTTCTTTCATCTTATCACTTCCAGATTAGCATAGTAATTGATATAGCTTCCACAATTGAAATTATACCTAATCCAAAAGTTATAATACTTAAATCATTCAATTTTGAATTCGCAATTTTACAATTATCTTTTTCACAAAAATAATGCTCTTGCCATTTTTTTGTCATTTTTTCATAAAATTGAGAATAATTTTCTGCTTTCTCCCTTGCTTTCCCTGCTTCTTCTGCTTGTGTTATATAGAACATTCTTTCAGCTTCTAGCCTTTTATTTCCAGTGTTCAAAATTTCAATTTCTTCTTTTAAACTGTCAATCTCTTTTATATAAGCCTTATTGTCTTGCTTCTTATGTCTTAGATTTTTAATTAAGTTTAAAAGATATTCCTCACATTCTTCCTTGCTATTCAATTTAGCAGCATTAAAAGTAACTCCTGCTTCTTTGTTAGCTCTTGTTATAAATCCTCTGTAATAATCACGCATTGTAACTTTTTTATTTACCATTTGTTCCTCCTATATTTTTTAATTTTCTTTTACTATTCCAGTTAAATTCAATATATTTGCACATTTCTAAAAGCCTGTCGTAGACTTTATTAACTCCATTAATTTTTAGATGTTCTTTAAGTTCTCCAACTTTCAGATTAGTTGTAATTATAATCGGCTTTCCTGCTCTGTATCTTTCGTCAAATAATCTAAAAATCTTTTCTTCTGCCCACATCTTGCCATTTTCTCTATTGATGTACTCACTTCCTAAATCATCTATAAAAAGTAGGTCCACATCTTTAACAGCAGATATAAAACTTTCTTCCTCATCTATATTTTTTCTAATTCTGTTAAAATATGCTCCTAGTGAGAAACTTAGAACTGAAAAGCCTCTTTCATTCAGCATATTACAAACACAATTTGCTAGGAATGTTTTACCTGTTCCCACTCCTCCTGCGAAGATATATCCGTGTTTCTCTATATTAAAATCTTCTGCATACTTGTATAACTCTTTGTAGATTTCTCTTTCTTCTGCATTAGATTTATCTATTTGAGCATTAGAAAAAATATTATTCCCTGCATTTCTGTCTGTGATACTTAAATCTTTAAATCTTTTCAATTTAGCTTGTTTTCTGTAGCTTCTTACACAAGCACAATCCCGATTAAATGTGTAACCTTGAGGAGTTTTAAACTCTGTAACCTCTCCACAAACTTCACATCTTTTTAAAACTATATCGCCATTTTCTAATACTTCTACTGACTTTTTTTCTATGAAATCAAAATTATTGTTTTTTATTTTTTCTGCAAGTTCTCTGATACTTGTTACAGACATGTTAATCCCCCCATTTTATATCTTGTGCTGCTGCATTATTTTGAATTTTATTAATCTTAGGTCCATTTATTTTTTGATTTAAGTATTTTTCAAACTTAGAGCCAAACAGAGTATCAGGACATAAATACTTCTCCATGTCAGTATTTAGCCACTCCGAGCATTTTTTATCTATAACACTTTTAAAATCTTCTAGTGTATAGCCATCATTTAACCTAGCTTTTATATGTTTAGTAGTGTTTTTAGAATTATATTTATATTTAGTTCCTGCTTTTTCATTCAAGTAGTCAACAGCCTCTTTATATATATTATTATTAAGTTCTTTATTTAAGTTATTATTTATATATTCTTTATTGTTTGAAATTTTTTCAATGCATGCATTTGAATTTTTTAAATCCTTGCTTTCAAAATTTTTAAAACCTTGCTTTTCATTTTCTTTAATGCTTGTATTTGAATTTTTTAAATCCTTTTTAAATACTAATTCCTCTATTTTTTGAAAATTAATTCTAAAATATCTTTTCATTGGCATTCCTTTATTTTCTTGTTCAAGGATACCTAATTTTGTCAATTCCTCAATAATTTTACTTTGCTTATGATTAGAAAGTCCTGTTTCTTCTTCTAAAGATGGAGCAGTTTTATAAAACCAACCATCTTCATTAGCAAGTCCATCACTAGCTTCTATTAAAGTTGTTAATAAAAAACCTGCCTCTATTCCTATTGCTTTAATTATTTGTTTATTTAATACAAAATAACTACTTGACATTAATAATTGTTTTAATGTTCTGTCTTCCATTTTTACCTCCTGTATATTTGGAGAGCTTGTCGACTCTCTCTTTATTAATTCAATCAGTGAAAGCTACATATTAGCCGACAAGCTATTAAGTAGCCTCCACTAATTCAAGTAATAAATAGGCTTTTTATTGAGAAGCCTTTAACTCATTAATCTAAAAGTTAAAAGTCAATTGAGGATCTTTATAATTAATCATATGTTCAAGTGCTAAACTGTACATATCCTTTTTAATTTCAAAGCCGTATGAATCTCTTTTTAATTCTTTAGCTGCTCTTAATGTTGTTCCACTACCAGCACAAGGGTCAATAACTACATCTCCAGCATCTGTAAATATTTCTATAAGTCTTTTTAATATTGCTATTGGCTTTTGTGTTGGATGTATTTTCTTAACTTTTTCCTTGTTATCTTTCTCCCAATTAAACCAATTCAATATCATCTTGCCATTATTATTAAATTTTGGCAGCTTCTCTCTATAAAAAATCAAAGCATATTCAGTAGCTCCAACTATTTTCATATTTGCTTTTAAAACTTGTGGACTACTTCTTTTTATAAAAAATATTGGTATGTAATTATTGAAACCATATTTTTTAGCATATTCAACCAAAGTATTTATTTGTTGGAAAGAACAGAAAATAATCATACAAGGTGCTTTACCTTTTTCCTTCGGTTCTTTCTTTAACATCTTTTGGCAAAAGTGCATAAACTCTGCAATTTTAAAATTGTGATCTGTATCAAAGAAAGCTTTATTTGCCTTGCTGCTTTCTCCGTTTTTATTATCTCCATCTATATACCATTCGGGACTACTTGCATAAGCATTATTTCCTAAGTTATATGGTATATCTGCAATTATCAACTGTGCTTTTGGTATGTTATATACCTTAAAATTTTGCATGTGATCGTTATACAATTCACATTTAATTTCTTTCTTTACTTCGTCCATTTATTTATCCTCCTGTTTTGGAGTGTCTCCCAAACACTCATTTAATTTATTAACTCAATTAGCAGTTACAATCTTTCAATGTCGGGGAGACTGTAAGACTGCAACCACTAATTCAATCAATAAACTTTTAACTTCTCCTGAAAAAAATCTTAATAATTTAATTGATATATATAGAAAAAATTAATATTTATCTTGAAAAGCCTAAATAAAATCTTGAAAAATCACGAATTGGCACGACAAGTTTTTCTTTTAGTTTCAATGTATTTTTTGTCAAAATACGAATTGATAAGAAACTACAAGAAAAGTTTTACATCAAACATCTTTACCAGCTGCCTAGAATTGTCCACAGATTAACCTTAGTCTCTCTGTGTTAGGTAAAGATGTAAGATGGCTGATTTTTTACATCAAAAAAACTGCACACAGCAAAAAATATAGTTGTAAATTGACGGACTTACAACGGTACGGCTAGTTTTAAAATTCAGATATTGCTATCCTATAAAATCCACTAGCTTGTTTACACCCTAGAATGCTTGTAAGATTAGTTCTTACACAGATAGCCATAAGGAAAGAAATTTTATTTTTACTTTCTGGGGGGAGTAAAAACTTATGGCTATGTGTCTAAGGACTAGCCTTAGATTTATTTAAAAATTTCTGTCAAATCAGATAAATCTTTCAATTGATTCAAGACTTCTTTATTGTCTTCAATTTTTACAATTATCTTTATTTTTTCAATTGCATAAGTTTTTAAAACTTCGTTTTCTATATCTGCTGGTAAACCAGCTTCTGATAAAGAATTTTTAAACTTTTTTAAATCTTCAAAATATTTTTCCATTTCTATTCTCCTTTCAATTTCTTTAAAATCTTTCTCAAAATTTTTATTTTTTTTAAACATTTTCTTTTTGAAACTTTCCCAAGTTGTCATTTTAATTCACCAAATAATTTTGATTTTTTAGAATATCTTGAATATTTTTTCATTATTCTTCTTTCTTTTTTGTACGATTTAATCGGAATTATATATCAAAAAAAATTAAAGTTGTTCCTAATGCTTCTTGTAATTTTAAAAGGCTGCTAATTCTTGGAAATTTTCCATCTTTTAATCTTAGCATTATTTCAGAAACAGCTTGTTTTCTGTGCCCCATTTTTTGAGCTACTTTATGTCTGTTTGTGTTATTTTCTCTAAAATACAATTCTATTTTTAAATATAACTTTTGTGCTATTTCTTTTTCTTTTTTAGAGTCCATTATATCACCTCGTTTTTATTATAAACGATTTAATCGGAAATGTCAAATAATAAAATAAGAGAGTTTCAAACCCTCTTAAATTCTAACAATTATAAGTATTTTTTATATGAAAATTTTTTAAAAAATGTATAAATTAGCTGAAGAACAAAGAAAGATACTAAATGGTAAATATAAAACCCTAAAATTCTATAATAATAACTTTTCTTTAAAAAATAACTGTTAATGTAGTATATTTCAAGAAAATTTGCAAAAACTAGAAAAATATAGCTAACCGCTACAAAAGCTAAAAAATATTTTATTGTATATTTTTCATCATTTAACCAAGAAAAAAATATTATAGGTAACAATATTACAGCTGTTTTATAGTAATTTTTTAATAAATAAAAGTTTTTATTGATTAAAAATAAATAATGAACAGTAGCAAAAATAAATCCTGCTTTAAAGATAAAATTTTTCTTTAAAAAAATAGTATATAAATAACTATTAAAACATCTCTTTTGAATCCACCATATAAAGTATAATAAAAAAAATGCTAAGATTTCTAATAAAGAATATAATAAAATTTCTGGTATTTCTTTAAAAAACGATATTAAACCCCCATAGAATAAACATATTAATAATGAAATTCCTAAATTAACTGCTATTACAGAAAAAGAAATGATAACAATTTCTTCAATGTTTTCTTTTTTGTTTTTCTTTAAAAAGTTTGTAATTTTAAAATTTTTAAACAAGTCCATCTACCCTCTTTTTATTAAATTTTTCTTAATCTTTTTATTTCTTCAAACATCCAAATATTTGTCTTTGTTTCTCTATGTTCAATTTCAGTTTCTTCACCATCTGGGAAAATTAAATAACTTGCAAATAAATTAGCTTCATCTTCTAGCTTACTTCTTCTTAATAAATTGGTATTATCTATTAGAAATTGATAGTTGCTTGAAGAATGTAAAATAGCATGTCCTAATTCGTGAGCACAAACTAATAACTTATCAAATTCACTTAATTTTGAATTTATAAATATGAATTTTCTTTTTAAAACTTTTTTAAATAAACCTCTAACCTCTCCTAAATCTTCTATTATTATTTCTATATTTAGTTTTTTGGCTAACTTAAATGGATTTTTAGTTCCATGTTTTACAATCAAATTTAAAACTTTTAATTTTATATCCATTTAATCAACCTACCTATTTCTTTCTTTTGTTTTTTTCTTTAGCAATAAAAAATGCAGATTGAATAGCCATCAGAACTTTTTCTTTATCTTCTTCTGATATAGTTTCATCATTAAACATCAATGTTGACTGTTCTACAATATCATTAAACTGTCTTTTTCCTCTACTATCTAACTGTTTGTACAATGGATTTTGAAGTATCTTTACACCTATATCCTTTGGGACAAAGCTTGAAAAAAGTTCTCCTCTTTCTTCATCTGTTAATTTTAAAGCTTTTGATAATTTCTCTAATGTCTTTATTGTAGATTTACTTTTACCAGTTTCAATATCTCCAACAGTTCCCTTTCCTACTCCTGCAAGTTCTGCAAGTTGTATTATTGTTAAATTTCTGCTTTCTCTTAACTTCTTTAAAACTATTGCAGTTGTATTCATAAAAAACCTCCTATCAATTAAAGTATTTTTTACATTATAAAACATTTCCGATTAAAATAAAAATTTTTTCTTGACATATCCGATTATTTAGGATATAATAAACACAAGATAAGAAATTACATAGATTTCAAATTTTTTTTAATAAATTATCCGATATAATCGGAATAAGGAGGATATAATGAAAAACTTCATATTGGAATTTACAAATCATAATTGGAATTTATACACAGAAAAAGATACATATACAGGAGCAGAAGTATTAAAACTGTTCCCAGACTTAAAAGATTTAAGCTACTTAGAAGATGAATATACTTCAATAGTAGCTAGTTGGGATAATTCAGAAAAAGTAGGTTATATAGATGTAGAAATAACAGCACCTAAAACTGAAAATACTTACACAATGAATGAAAAATATCACGAGTTTGGAACTTTTATAAAAGACTTAAAAGATTTAGAAAATGAAATAGAAATAGAAAAATTAAATATAACTGCTTGGGAATATGAAAAAGCAGACCCATACGGAAGTAGAGGACTAAGCATAAGAGATTTTATATAGGGAGTGTAAAAGCTCCCTCTAAGGAGGAGAAAATGGAAGAATTATTTTTTAAAGATAAAGTGAGTGCAAAAATATTTTATTTAACACAATTAAGTGGAGAAACACAAATGAAATTCTTAGGAATTACTATAGCACATTATAGTAATAAAAAACTAGCTGAAAAATGGAGAGATGAGCAACTAAAAGTCTTAAAAAATTGTGAACATGGTTTTAAGGATTTGGCTATTGAAAAATTAGAAAAAATTTATAAAGGTATGGGAGGGAAAATATAAATGGAATACATAGATAGTAAGAAATTAAAAGAAGAAATAAAAAATAAAATAGATGAAGAAGAAAAAGCAGACTATCACAAAGATATAACAAGAATCGGAATAAATGGCGGATTAAGACTAGCATTACAAATAATAGAAAGAATGGAAAGAAAAGGAGAATAAAAAATGAAAAAATATTGGAAAAATTTAACAGATAAAGAAAAATATGAAATTTATGATGAAATTTGCAAATCAGAGTTATATCAAGAAGTTTTAAATGAAATAGGTAGTGGTTGGTGTACTGAATTTTCTGAAACCTTTATGATGTATAAAGGAGCAGAAACAGAAAACGGAGAACCTATAGCTATTGAAAGATTTAAAGAACTTATGCTAGATAGTTTAAGAAAATATCTATAAGGGAGGACTTATGCACTGTAACATATTAAGGAAATGGTGGTACAGAATACCATTTCCAGATGGAATAACACTGGTAGAGGCAGTAGAAATAATAGAAAAATATATAAAAATGGAGGGAGAAAATGGAGATAAAGGAAAATAAAAAAATTGCAAAAGCTACATTTATAGATGTGATTAAGTTTAAAGTTATATGGATAGTTAAAATTATTTGGAAATGTGTTAATTATCCGTTTGATAGATTAGAAGAAAAGATGTAGGAGGGAAAGATGATTTTAAATTTTAGAACATTAAAAGCAAGTGAAATAGATGTGAAGCCACAAACAGTAAAGGAAAACGGATTTAGTTTATTGCTATACAAAAATGCTAGGGTTGATATGGATGTCCTAGATGAAACAGTAGGACCACTTAACTGGCAAAGAAAACATAGTAGAGAAAATGCAAATTGCATTGTATCTATATATGATGAAGATAAAAAAATATGGGTAGAAAAGGAAGATACAGGAACTGAAAGTTTTACAGAAAAAGAAAAAGGTTTAGCTTCTGATAGTTTTAAAAGAGCTTGTTTTAATTGGGGTATAGGTAGAGAACTTTACACATCTCCATTTATTTGGATAAGTGATAAAAAATATATAAAGAATTCTAACGGAAAGCTATCATTAACAGATAAGTTTTATGTAAAAGAAATAACTGTTATAGATAAAGTTATATCAGAACTTGTAATAGTAGATAGTAAAGGAACAGTTGTATTTTCTAATAAACCTAAAAAAACAACTAAGAAAGAACAAGATAAGGCACAAGAATATTTGAACAGTAGAGCTGGAATGATAGAAAAATTAACCGAATATGTTACAGGAGAAAACCTTGAAAAAACTTTAAAACATTTTGGGGTAGAAGCATTTTGGCAAATGACAGATGAGCAATTAAAAGAAGCTTGTCAAAAAATATTTAAGAAATAGGAGGGTATAATGGCAAAATTTTATGATGTAGTTAATGACTATATAGAAAGAATGGAATATTTAGAACAAGGTATTAATGCAGAAACTGGGGAGATGTCAGATGATGGTACTCAGTTAGCAATATGGACTGATGAACTTACAAAAGATTTAAAAGATAAATCTGCTAATGTAATTGCAGTTGTCAGAAATCAAGAGCTTACTATTGAGGCTCTTGATAATGAAATAGAAAGATTAAAAGCTATGAAAGATAGTATTAAAAAGAATCTAGATAAGTTTAAAACTTATATTAAAAGTGCAATGCTTGTTAATAATATAGAAAGAATAGATACTACACTAGGAGCTATTAAATTTACTAAGTCTACTACTACTGAAATTTATGATGAAAGTTTGATAGACAAGAAATTTATAGAAGTTGTAACAACTGAAAAAATATCAAAAGAAAAAATAAAAGCTGCTCTAAAAGCTGGGGAAGAAGTTCAAGGAGCAAGACTTGTTGAAAATAAAAATTTAAAGATAGGGTAGGAGGATAAAAGAATGGATGAAATTTTAAAAGAATTTTTAAATAAAGATATAGCAAGGGATATATATTTTATCCCTTGTAGCATTGATGAAAAAGAAATAAATGATTTCATTGAACAAATGCAAAATAAAGCTATTGAAAGAGGGACTACACCAACCTTAAATAGCTATCATCATACCCTAGCTAGTGAATTTTTAGGGAAAGGAGTTATCATAGCTTTTGAATTTCAAGGAATTGAGGGAGCTTTAAAATTTATGATAGATACAACAATTAAAGCTCAAGAAAAAATGATAAATGACAATATAGAAAATGGTTATTTAGATATATTAAAACTTAATAAAGAAAATCTAAATAATTCAATTCAATTCTTGAAAGATGGAATTGAAAGAATAGAAAAGATATTAAAAGAAATGGAGTAATTAAATGGAGAAATTAGGATACACAAGACAGACACAAAAATTAATATATTGGTTGCTTGATGACTTTGCTAACTTTTGGCAAGGCAATGAAGCAGGAGCAAGACCATCATTTATAGAACTAGCTTACACAAAAGAAGTGATGAAAGCTAAATTTGTAAAAGTCTATGACGGTTTTGATACTGTTAAAAATGCTCAGGCATTCCTAATTTCTTCTATTTATAACAAGGATAATCTAACAGTAGATGAACTTACAGAAAACATTATAAAGGTATTACAGAGCCTAGCAATTCAAAATGGTGGGTTTAGTTTATCACTTAATTCACTAACACAAAAACAAGCTAATGATTTTGTTAAGTGGCTATTTGAAATGGCTATATATTGGGAGATACCTTTAAGGCAAGAGATTAGAGATTTGTTCGCTGAGGATTATCAAGATACTTTTATATGGGTAACTTTAAAGAAAAAGATTTGTTGTATTTGTGGTAAACCAGGAGAATTACAACATTTTGATAGGGTTGGAAGTTCAGGATATAAATCAGATACAGGGCTAAATTATAGAGTGATGTGCTTATGTAGAGAGCACCACGACGAAGCTGATAACTGTATTTCAAGAATTGATTTTATGAAGAAATATCATCTTGCCGGGATATATTTAAACCCAGAACAAGTAAAGGAATTGAAAAGAATATATAAAGGACATTTTAAAGCATTTAAGGAGGAGAAATGAAAGTAAAAATAATTTTTGAATTTAATCCAAGTGATTTAGAAGATAGTATAAATAAATTTTTAAAAAGTCAAAAAAATAAAACTTGTTGATATTAAATTTGGTGGAATTCAAGATTGTGCAGTTTTAATAATTTATGAAGAACTTTAAAAAACAGATTATATGACTATTTCTATTTTAGAAACAGTCGTAAAATATAGAGGTTGAACATATTGCCGATGTCGGGAAGATGTTCAAATATGAGGAATAGGCTATGGCAATAAAAAATAAAGAAAAAATGGATATATTTTATAAAAAAGCCTTAAAGAAAATATTAAACTTTAAGGCAAGTGAATTGAGTACAGTTGAATTTGAACAGGTAAAGAGAAATACAGAGAAATTAGAAGTTTATAGATTTGTGAGGAGGAAGTAATGGAAAAATTAAAAATAAAATTGAAACAATTATTCTGTAGACATAAAAATAAAGGATGGATGAAAAAGAAAAGTACATTTCAATGTTTATCAGGAGATGAAATTTTTCTAGTTTGCAAAGACTGTGGGAAAATATTAGATTCTACTTTTAGAGAACACGAAGGGAATGGGTGGAAGTAATGGAAAAAGAAAATGTATTGGAGATAGAAATAACTAAGATAAACAATGAATATAGTTTAGTGATAGTAAAAAAAATGAATAGAAAAGTTATAGAAGAAAAAAAGAAATACTACTTCGGGTATGCAAATAGTTCAAACTTAGAAACTAACAGCGAACTTCATAAAGACCCTAATTTTCGGACTTATATTTCAGACACGATAGAATGTTATGACCTATATATTAATAGTGAAAATGATTGCTTTACTATTAAAAATAATCTTATAGAAAGTTTAGAAATATTTTTACAAGAATTTAATGAAAAATACGGAACAGCAAAGAGATGGAGAGCAGAAAAGAAAGGGATTTATTTTTATGTTGCAGATAAAGGTTGTATTTCTGATACATGGGAAGACTTCGATAGTGCAGACAATAAACGTTATAAGCTTGGCAACTACTTCAAAACAGAAGAAGAAGCACAAAAAGTAAAAGAAGAACTAGATAAGTTCTGGGAAAGAGTAAGAGCAGGAGAGATTGGAGGAGAAAATGATTAAAATAATAAAAAATAATGAGATGAATAAAAATACAAGATATAAAATTTATGCTACTAGATGTAATTGTTGTAATGGAACTGGTAATATAAATGTATTAGAAATTAGAGCAGATAACTCTAATGCAGGCACAATAATCAGTATATGTGATAAATGTTTACAAGAACTAAAAAAGAAGATATAAGATTTGGAGTGATGAAAATGTGGGTATGTAAAAAATGTGGCGAAAAAATTCAAGGCTATTATACAGGTCTTGTTGACATTGATAAAAATGGTTGTGCAATAGATGGAACTCAAGAAGAGGAAGAAGTTATAAAATATTTTTGTGGTTGTGATGAACATATAAGATTTGGAAGAATAGAAGAACTAAAAAGAGTAGCTGATTGGGAGGAAGATGACTAAAAAAATTCTTGATGTATGCTGTGGTAGTAAGATGTTTTGGTTTCAAAAAAACAGAAATGACACAGTTTATATGGATAATAGAGAGCTTGAAGATACTCTCTGTGATGGAAGAAAACTAATAATAAAGCCTGACCTTGTTGCAGATTTTAGAAATATACCTTTTTCAGATGAAACATTTAAGCTAGTAGTTTTTGACCCTCCACATTTATACAGAGTTGGGGAGAAAAGTTGGCTGGCTAAAAAGTATGGCCATCTAGGTAGCAACTGGAAAGATGATATAAAGCAAGGCTTCAAGGAATGTTTTAGAGTATTAGAATCTTATGGGGTTTTAATTTTTAAATGGAATGAGGAACAAATAAAATTATCAGAAATATTAAAATTGACTAATGTTAAGCCTCTTTTTGGTAATAAGAGAGCTAAAACACATTGGTTGGTATTTATGAAAGAGGAGGAACAATGATTAAGAAATACATTAAAAAACCTATTGAAATAGAGGCTATACAATTAACAGAAAATAATATAATAGAAGTTTTTAATTTTATAGATGGAGAAAATTATGAAAAGACCAAAAGTACAGAAGAATTAGAAGATATTGTATTAGCAATAACAAAACAAGGTTACATACAACTTGAAGGCATAATGATAGCTGGGTTTGGAGATTACATAATAAAAAATCAAGGTAAATATTATCCTTGTAGACCTAATACATTTCAACAAACTTATGAGGAAGTGAGATAATGGAATTTAAAAGACCAGAAACTTTTGAGGATATATTAAATCTTCAAAAGCATTTAGATGAAAATATACATAGTTCAAGAGAAAGAACACTTAAAGATATTAAATTATCTTTAATAGCAGGAGTAATAGAATTCAATGAAGAAACACCTGAAAGCCATAAGACTTGGAAAACTAAGCCTTACGACAAAGAAAAAGAATTAGAAGAATTTACTGATATTTGGTTTTTTCTAGCACAAATGGTTAATTTTAAATTAGAAATATCTGATAGTTTTGTTGAAATAAAAAATGAAATTACAAAATTATTTGATGATAGAACAAATTTAAAATTAATTTATCAGCCTAATATAGAAAATTTAATTATGAGCGTTCTTTATGGAAATGATTTTCAAATACTCCAAAATTTAATAATTATTTCAACTAATAAGGGCTATACAAAAGATGATATTCTTAACTGCTACTGGGAAAAGTGGCAAAAAAACATGAAGAGAATAGGGAAGGAGTGGAATTAGTTATGAGTATGACAGTAGATGTAAAAAATTATAATAAAAAGGACATAGATGACTTTATAAAAAAATATCCAAATTCAAAAGAATGTTTTGAGAAGTGTGGAGCATTTTTAGGAGATTATTATTTTATAATGGATAATGAATTTGGAGGAGATGAAAATCCTTATACACAACTACTTGATTTATTAAAAATAGCTGAAGCAAAAGAAAAAAATATTGATTTAGATGATGATGATTTTTATGACTATGATTCTGAAATGGTTGAAGCTTTTGAAAATATTAATGGTTTTTATAAAATACCTAGTTGGGTTAATGAAATTTAAGGAGATTGAGAGAATGAAGAAAGAAAAAACGATAAAAGTAACTTTTACAGAAAGTGATGATATGCTATATAATAACTTTATTGATATATTAATAAACAGTTTTTTAGAAGAAATATAAAGGAGTAAGAAAATGATTAATGTTGTAGGATATGCTAGATATTCATCTGATAATCAAAGAGAGGAAAGCATTATAGCTCAGGAAAGGGCTATAAAAGAATTTTGTCAAAAGAACAATTACAATTTAATAAAATTATACAAAGATGAAGCTATTTCTGGAACATCAATCAAGGATAGAACAGAGTTTTTGGAATTAATAGAGGATAGTAAGAAGAAAGAATTTCAATGCGTGGTTGTACATAAGTTTGATAGATTTGCAAGAAATAGATATGACCACGCTATTTATGAAAAGAAGTTAAATGATAATGGTGTTAAGCTTTTATCAGTCTTGGAGCAATTAAATGATAGTCCAGAATCAGTTATATTAAAATCGGTCCTTACTGGAATGAATGAATATTACAGTTTAAACTTATCAAGAGAAGTTAAAAAAGGTTTAAATGAAAATGCTTTGAAATGTATCCATAATGGTGGTATAACTCCTTTAGGATACGATTTAGATGAAGATAGAAGATATATTATAAATGAAACAGAAGCTGAAACAGTAAGAATAATTTATAAATTGTATAGTGAGGGAGTAGGCTATGCAAGTATATCAGAACAATTAAATAAAATGGGTAGACTAAATAAGTTAGGTAAGCCATTTAGAAAAACATCAATAAGAGACATATTAATAAATGAAAAATATACAGGTGTCTTTGTGTATGGTAAAAAAGATGGCAGAGGTAGATTAACAGGTAAAGAGGTCAAAATTGAAGGTGGAGTTCCTCAAATAATTAGCAAGGAAGATTTTGAAAAAATAAGAAATAAAATGAAGAACAGAAAAACTGGTAGCAGAGCAACAGCACATGAAACATATTATTTGACGGGGGTATGTACTTGTGGAGAATGTGGAGGAAGATACTCGGGTGGATATCGTTCAAGACAAAGAGATGGAAGCATAACTTATGGATATACCTGCATTAATAGAAAAACAAAAGTAAATGATTGCAAAAATAAACCAATAAGAAAAGAAATTCTTGAAGAATTTATATTTAAAACTATCAAGAAAGAAATATTTACAGAAAAGAGAATAAAAAGTATAGCTAAAAAAGTTGAAAAATCTGTAAATGAAAAAATATTGAATAAAGTTCAAGAAATTAAAAAAATTGAAATAGAGATTCAAAAAGTAAAAAATAAGATTGATACCTTGTTAGAAATATTCTTGGATAATAAAGTATCAAAAGAAGCTTTTGAAAATAAAAATAGAAAGCTTGAAAATGAATTATTTATACTTACACAAGAAAAAAATAAACTCTCTGCATCTAAAAAGATAAGTAGAGAGAATATAGAAAGCTTTATAAGAAATTTTAAGTCAAATTTTAATAAAAGTAACATAAAAAAGTCAGTAATTGAGACTTTTGTAAAAGAGATAAAAGTATATGAAACATATGTAGAAATAACCCTTAGATTATTTCCTATGTATATTGATAGAAATGGTGGAGATGACGAGAGTCGAACTCGTGTCCGAAATCATAACGACCATAAGCTTCTACAAGTTTAGTTTACTATTAAATTTCGTAATAATTACTCCCGTAAACAGGGCTAACTAAAACTATCCTCTAAAATGTCCCATAAACTTAGAGAAATCATTTATGGTAATCTATACTAGTCAACACCTTTGAAAAACTCGTATAGAATAAGTTATCCAAGGTGTAGCTGAACTAAGCAGCTAAAGCGTAATCTTTGTTTCCATCTAAACGATGTGTTTAGTCTCTCACAGCGACAAGCCTGACTTGCTACCTATAACCTTACAACCCCGTCGAAACCTTTGCATCCCCATATTTAATTGTAGAATTAATTATAGCACTATTATTAAATTTTAGCAAGGGATTTTTAGAAGATAAAAAAGAGTTGTTGTAACATTTAAGTTACTAACAACTCTTTGATATAGAATTAATTTATACTATTTTTTATTTCTTTCATTGTAATCTGCTTCAATATCAGCTTTCCAACTTTTATCTAATTCTTTTCCTGAACGAACTTCTTCAACGGCTTTATTTAAAGTATCATAATTCTTTTTAGTTCCTATACTATCAGATTTATAATTTACTGCTCTTTCAGCATTTATTCCTATTGTGTTTGCAGTTTCTATTGCATCAATATTTGCACCTAAGAATAGAAATTCCCAACCATATTTTTCTTTTTGAGTTTCTATTAATTTTTTTACAGTAGAAGAATTATATTCTTTACTTGCATTTTCTAATCCATCTGTTATTATAACAAATAGGACTTTATCAGCTTTTTCATTTTTTCCTAATGTATCTTGAATAGCTTTTTCTTTAGCTATAGTTTTACCAATAGCATCTAAAAGAGCTGTACTTCCTCTAACAAAATATTCTT